TAAAAAACATATGCACCATAAGAAACGACCCATCATCAGGGGTAGTTCTTCCCTTACAATATAACCAAGGAAACATGTCACCCATCATTAAAGATTGAATGGATTTAAATTCTTCTTCTGGTAAAAAATTATCAATTATTTGAATCATAACCAATCTGGTTTTCTGGATGGGTCACGTAGATAATTAGATGCAGCCCAAGGTTTGCTGCTAATGTAATTTTTGTAAGCAGTAAAAGTGTCAATGCTTGTGTTATGTTTAAACTCATCTGGCATTGCACGAGTAAAGGACTCCACCATACAATAGCATGTAATTACTTCTCCTGCAAATCTATGAAATGTTTTCTTTGCCTCAAACAATGCATCAGCACATCCATGTATCTTACCATAACGATGTGTATACTCACCAGACAATGCACAACCATGTTGGATTAACCATGCAGTATTGAATATACTTGCTGCTGCCCATTGAGTACAAGGATGATTACGGAATGCACCTTTTTCGGTCTTAAAAGGGGTTCCATCTTTCTTCATGACTAAATCATCACCCCAGTCATAATACCAGTGTGAGAAGACGATAGAGAGCATCTGACAGGTCTCTAAGGGCATCTTGACCACATGTTTATCAGGCAATACTTTTGCTGATACATGTGGATCTGGGTGGGTAACAAAAATGTTCATTGATCAAATATAGCATGTTTTGATGTACCTGCGTTATCATTTGAAATATTTCCTATACCAGTTTCTTCTGTTTCTTCTAAGGTATACTCCCAATCTTCTATCACAGTATTAGCAAGCATTCTATCTGAGAGAAGATCCATATCTTCTCTTGCTATTTCCTCACTCTCTGCATCAAACCAAAAATCAATTACCTTACCAATCCTCAGTAAATGAGGTTCTAATCTAGGAGCAATCCTTTTAGTATTGTTCATCACTGCATTACCAGCAGCATCGGATACAGATCCTCTCAATCTGACATGAACAAGTGCTTTAAATCTCATGGTTTAGTAGTGTTGCTACGTGTTCTGTTTATGATACTAATAAACTTATCACCAGCAAATGTGCCACCAAGACACACATCAATCTCATCACCATCTTTCCAATTAACCTCACCATTCATTTTGGTGTGTTGCATTAATACTGCAATCTGGTTAATTACATCTTCAGTTAATCTCATTATCCAAATGTAGAATCAGGTTCTAAAGCAATGAAATACTTAAGATCTAAACTTTCATTAGTAAACTTAGATAGAAGTTTCTGTGACACAATAACATCATAAGCACCAGGAATAATCTTAATATTCTCTACCTTAAAGTTAAATACAAACTCTTCATCAGTTTCACCAACTACTATAGCAAACTCATTAGAAGTATCATTCTTCTTATCACGAACTACTAACTTAACTACACCAGCCTCACCAACTGCTGATAAGTCAGGTAACTGATAGACTGCTGCTGCCTTAAGTAATTTCTCTAATGTAATACTATCAAGTTGGAAATGAACATCCTCAGAAGGAAGATCTATATTCTTTTCTGGTGGAGAAATAATAACAGCAGGATCGGCAAAGAAATACTTAACTCTACGCTTACCTTCACGAATATTCAAATAAGATTTTTCAGTAAAATCTAATTCAGGATCTTGATGAAGTCCTAATCCATTTAAGAATTGATTTAAATCATAGATAGCAAAATCACGAGGAAACTCTTCCTCAATACGTGCTTCTGCAAGAATATTCTTTGCAACTGATATAGTGCGAAGTTGTAATCCTTTTTTTACCAGAATAGAATTATTAATTCCAGCAAAGTTTTTTAAAATTGTTAATGTTTGATCAGAAAGTTTCATAACCACGGGTCGGAGTTTCATTTGTTTGCCCACTAAAATGATAGAGTAGGAGTGAATAGTGTAGTGCTTTTAGTATATCACGTTTTGCTTGTCCCTTCTTGTCATATCGACTTAGATACTTGATTGCGTTAGATCTACAGAATGCTTCTGCATCTCCTACTGACTCAATAAGATCAAGTGTCTGGACGTTATTATTATCAGAAGTATAATGTCCACCATAAGTGGTAGAAATATAATCCTGAAGAGCCTTGATGGACTCATCTTCTTTGTATTTTCTAATTGTTTGATCTTCTATTCCAGAAGGTTTTTGGATAACTTCTTTATCCAAAGATCCTGATTTTCTTCTTGTTACAGTTTTACCACCATCAGGTGATTCATAAACCCAAACATCACGATCATATTCAGGAACAGTTATAGTAAATTCCTCTGCCTTACCTGTAACCTTTTCCCCCATCATATAATCAAAGGCATCTGTGAAAGGATTCTTTGCATCAGGATCATTACGAGTGTAATCATACCATGCATCAGAATGTTCATAGGAATCTAAATTGATGTCACTAGGAACATTATAAACAGCAGTATTGCCTGATCCTACTGTAGTAATAGGATCATATTCATCACTTTCTAGGGGTGTCACCCTGTTTTTATTAGTCATAGGAAAATTTTCGTCAAGTGTTCCATTAATTTCGTCATACAATAAGCTCCATGCATTAATCATACATCTTGTCCTCTAACTTGTCAAGATCTACATCAGCATCTACCTTATCATATAACTCAAGGAATGCTTGCTTAGTCTCATCATCAAATCTGTTTACACAAACTTGGATTGCTTTCATCTTATCATTAAAGATACTGTAAGCACGAACGATGTGAACCAATCTACGAGTACTGATGATCTCTTCGATACCACCATCATAGAATGTTTTACGGATAATGTCACCCCAATCAACCAATCTCTTACAGAAGTTAGTATCATCAACCTTTAAGTTAGAAGCAACTTTAAGAAGAATCTTAGACTCTATTGCTGGTGATGGATAATCTTGCTCAAAGGTAACAGGGAATCTCTCTAAGAATGCTTCATTAAGAACATTAGTTCCTATGAATCTACCATCATCAGATCCTTTACCTTTAGTGTTTGCAGTAGCAACTACATTAAAGCCAGCAGCAGGTGCAACCCATCTACCAATCTTCTTTAAGAACACACCGTTGCCTTCAAGTATGGATTGTAAGCATAGTATCTTGTTACTCGCCAAGTCAATCTCATCGAGGAGCAAGATAGCTCCTCTTTCGAGTGCTTCAATGACAGGTCCGTTATGCCAAACTGTTGACCCATCCACAAGGCGAAAGCCACCAATAAGATCGTCTTCATCTGTTTCAATAGTAATGTTTACACGAATCAATTCTCTCTTCAACTGAGCACATGCTTGCTCTACACCAAAGGTCTTACCATTACCAGAGAGTCCAGTAATGAATGTAGGATAGAACTGCTTTGACTGTATTACTTTCTTTACATCATTAAAAGGACCAAACTTAACAAAAGTATCATCCTTTTCAGGTACAAGATTCTGCTCTACATGAGAAGTAACTGCAGGAGCAGCAAATGCTTTTTCTATCTTCTCAACTTCCTTTACTGTAACCTCAAGATTCCACTTACCTTTTGCTACTTTATACTGCTGTATCTTTTTAGAAACCGTTGCATAACCAATATCATTCATAGCACAAAACGCCTTAAGGTCAGCAGCAGTAAATTCTGCACCGTATGTACTTCTTAGTCCATCAATTGCTTGTTGTTCGGTCATTTTAAGTTCAAATGCCATGATGTAGTTCTTTATTTAGATGAACCTATTATAATACTAAAAAAGGGGTCTTACGACCCCCTGTGTACCAGTTTGTTAATTGGTTTTATTTTCCAATAGTAGCAAGATGTGCTTCAAGTTGCTCTACTAATTTTGGTTGAGATAATCTTCTATCCAACTCAATACCAACACTTCTACCTATCTCTTCCAACTTAATCTTTGAAACCCACTTCAGATCTGTAGGTATATCTGTAGGTGCAGAAAAAGGTTCAGGATTATTTGCAATAGGCATATCATCCAAAGGATTTTCATACACAGGAGGAACCACCGCCTTTACTGTGGGCGGTGGTGTTATTGGAGGTGCTGGTGGAACAGGATTAGCTGGTTCTACAGTTCCAGTCTCATGTGTTGTTGTAGGCAAACCTGCCAATTGTGAAAATTTACTCATTTTTAAACCTCCTCGTTAAGTACTTCACCAAGTCCTACATTGAATCCTTCAATAAATTCAGGTTCAGACATCATAATAAGTGCTTCATCAGCATCATCAACATATCCTTCAGAAATCAATGCTTCAATAGTCTCATCAAAATAATCTGCCATAGAATAATCTTCTGCGTATTTTCCTCTCTTATTTTTCTTTTGCCAAGCATCATGTTTAATAGCAGCCTTTGCTCTCATATCAGAATCTAATCCTGCCTTTGCTGCTGGACTTGTTGTGTCCTGCTCTGCTTTAGCATAATGTTTTCTATTTTTTACTCTATCTACTTTATCAGCAACTTTATCCTTTAGGCTACTAACTTTATTCTTAACACGATCTACAAGACCACCAAGTCTCTCATCAAGAATATCTTCAAGTAGATCATTATCCATTTCAAGAATTACATCATTTGCTTCATCAAGTGATGTTACTTCACTTGATTCCTTTAGATAATTAAGAACCTCAGAATATGGATCATAAGACTCTAAATCCATCACCTGTGTAACTCTTTTATTTTGACTTCGTTCTTTTGCTGTTTGTGAATTTGGATACTTCTTAGCAAACTTATCTAATGTACCAGACTTCTGATGCTTTTTAAAATCAGAAGATTGATTTGATAACTGCCTCTCTTTTCTTTGTTCAGAATCACCTTGGACTCTATCTCTTAAATTACTAGCAGCACTACTAACCTTTTCCTTTGCACCACTAAGAAGACTACCTGCCTTATCCTTTATGTTACTAGCAGTATTACTAATAGCAGTTCTTGCTTGACCTACCTTATTTCCTATAGCATTTCCAACCTTACTTAAACCACCTTTTATTCTATCACCAAGAGATTGTTTTTGAGGTTTATTATTTGCAAAGATTTTATCATTATCGAAAGTAGATTGCTTCTTCTTTAACTCAATCTGAGCACGAGGATTTCCTCTTGCTTTTATTTTTTCTTGCATTCTATCAAAATGAGAAGGTTTCTCTTCCTTCTTCCCAAAGATCTCATTAACATCTTGAGTTTCTTCGGTTATAGTTTGTTCTTCTTTCTTCGCATAAACATTAGCATAGGCATTCATCATTTCCTGTGCTTGTTTAGAAGTAATACGAGCCATTGCTTTTTACAATACTAAATCATATCTATTTATCATGCGACCAATTCTATAAACTCACCAAGAATTTTTTTATTCATTTTCTTACCTCTTAAACTTTTAACAAAAGCAGTCTTTATTTGTGCTTTTGTTGCATCACTATCAGGATTAAACTCAGTATCATTATTCAATGCATTTGAAGATAAACCAAAATAACTATGATACCCACTATTTTTAATAGTAAATGCCTTTTCTTTTCTCCATATTTTCATAGTCTTTTCATATGATTCATCAGTATATCCAGTATAATTGCGAACAAATTGACCAGCATCTCTACTCTCTAAAACACGAATACCAATAAAATTAATATCAACAAACTTATCTCTTAAGTTAGTTAAAAGAACATCAGTAAAATCAGAATACCTATGCACACTTGAAAATGAATAAGTTTTACCCAACTTTCTATCTCTTAAAAAACAATTAGTTCCAATATAATTAGTTCCTAGATATGGCTCATCTTCCCATTGTCTTTGAACTTCTCTATGATATCTTAATGGTGCTGCCTCACCATCAGTAAGAATTACACACTGAACTTTTTGAACATTATTATCTTTTTTAAACTTTGGTAGAATTTGATGTAAAGCAACCAAAGTCTCATTTAAAGGAGTACCAGAAAGATTCATACCTAAAGGTGCTCTAAAAGCAGGACGATGACTACTACGATTTATAGACCACATAACTCTCCAAATATTCTTCATTTGATCTTCTACTGTCTTCCCATTTACTTTACTATTAAAGAAGTTCATTAAAGCAAACCAATCAGGAACACAAGCTGTATTGTTTTTTTCTGTGTATGGTACTTTTCTTGTCATTTCACCACGCTCCTCATCCCAACCAACTAAAGGATATTCTTGAGTAAATGCATATACATCAAAAGGAATACTTACTTTTTTACAGAACCAAATTAAATTATAAAGTTGCTTTAAAGTATCCTCTATAACAGTATGCATAGATCCAGACCAGTCAAGAATGAAAACTAATCCATGATTCTTACCATCAGCAAGTGTGGTTACTTTTTTAAATAGATCTTCATTATATTTGTAAGTATGAAGTTTAGAACAATCTAAAATACCTGTTCTAGATGTAGTAGCACGAGCATAACTATCTGCTGCTTTTTTACACTCAAACTCTTTTACTAAGTAATTAACTTCTTTCTGTGCTTCTTTCTTAAACTTTAGATATGCCTCATCACACTCATCAAAAATATTTTCTGATGAAGAATATGGATAAACATCCTCAAACTTTTTAACATATTTTTCCGACTCTACCCAATGCTCCTCACAATTCTTATGAATTGCTTCATTAGAAACAATAATATCATCTAAATTTACTTCTGGCAATTCAATATAAGTATTCTCTATGCCATCAAGATTCATCAAATCCTTAAGTTTCTCAGATAATGCTTCAACAGTTTCTACTGTTGGTTCATCACTACCTTCTTGTCCACCCATATCCACATCTTCAAAGTCTTCCAATACTGGATCGTACTGAGAAGATCCTTGAGTAGAAGATTCTGGTGTTTTAAACTCTTCTTCAGTTTCTTCACCTTGATCATTTGCTTCTATTTCTTCAGTACCATTCTCTGTTGGTTCCACTTCAGCAACTTGTTCTGAAGATTCATCATCGTCAGAGTTAACTTCATCTTTGCAA